ATTTTCTCGGATGCCAGAAACTCCAAGACCATGCTCAGATGCGATCGCACTCACTATCTCTCCTAAACTCAGATTGCTAAATGTCCGAGTCTTTTTAGTCCTCAAAGCCAGGTTCAAAGGTCTGTTGATGGCTTGCAGATTAATAACATCTGGTGGTGATGATAACTCTACTCTATCCAAGTAAAACCTACCTGGGGATAGCCTTCTGTCGGGGGTGTGGTTCTCATAAAATAATTCTACATCAAGACTATCCCCAATCCCATTGAACATAGGGTCTTGTTGAAACTTCATTTCATCATCCCTGATTCTTACCGCCAGAGATGTAGCTGAATCTGTTAATCGTTGGGTGATACTTATATCAAGGACAAAGCTTCTAATAAAACCTGAGATATCAAGGTTCTGGGTGTTGTAGATTATTGATAGATAGGGTCTGAGAGGCATTTAGAGAATTTAGAATTTAGAATTTAGAATTGTTTTTCTTCTCTACGAGAGGCTACGCCAACATTCTGCATTCTTAACTTGATACGTGGTACTCAACGAGCTTTACATTGACATCAGCAGCAATCGTTGTTGAGCCGTTCACTTTAGTATAAGCAATTTCCAAATTTTCAAACACATAACTACCCAATGATTTACTACCAATACTCAGCTCAAATACCCCAGCTTCCATATCATAGAGGAATTGTAAACCAGATAACTGGCTATCAGGTGATGTGGGGGGTTCAGAGAAATCATCCCGATGAAACCTGGCTCTAATTTCTGCTGTTTTTAGTCCAAACCCTAACAGTTGAGTACGTGCCTTACCCCGAATCGGTTGTAACTGAGCTACCTGACGTTGTTGTCCAGTTTCAATGCTGATAACCTGAGATTCTCTGAATCCGAAAGTATTAGTTCCGTCCGACAATGTTACAAGTATTGACAAAATGTGTTTGCCCTAATTCTAAATTCCAAACTCCAACCTACCGCGCCGTCCCGTCACCCGTTCAATTAAATCCAAAAACTGCTCATCCCTAGATTCCAAAGCGTCAATTATTGCTTGAGGATCAGCGCTACTGTTAATGGTTATATTGGGCTTATATTCAATATTGACAATATCACTATTACTACTTCCAGAAGAAGCAGAAGTAAATTCTCTCCGGATATCCCCTGCAACTGAATGGGTTGCTCGAACAGGAAGGTGTGCTGATTGTTTAATACCCTTGCTTATTGTGCCCATCATGCCCTGTCCTACGGTATCAATATCACTCAATGCCCCCCATTTAGCAGGAGAAGATGGTAATAGTCCACGGATACGAGTTACCATATCCTGGACTGCCTCAATCGGAACAGAAGCAGCAGCAATAATACCTTGAGCAAAGTTACTGACTAATGAGCGTCCCGCTGCCAGTGCTTGACTGGGTAGTGCCCTTATCGCAGTAATCACCTGATTTGCCATCGATTGTGCTTGGGAGACGACTTCACCAACCCTGGTTCTCACAGCATTTACTATTCCCCCAAAGGTTTCAGTAACATACTGTTTAACTTGGACAAACCTGAACCTAACCTCAGTTACCCAGCTGACAATGGTAGCTTTAACTGCACCAAAAACAGCAGCAGTAGTATCCTTGAGTGCCTCCCAATTAGTAATAACTTGGTAGACTACTACCCCAATACTTGCTAATGCTGCCACACCTAAAGCCACGGTCGCAGCGATTGCACCTATAGCCACACCAGCACCAGCTACCACAGGAGCCAAAGTAGTAAAGGTAGTAATCAAACCTCCTACAGCAGTTGCTACGGTTCCCGCCACTACTAAAAATCCCCCAGCAGCAGCGGCAACTCCAGCAAAGGCTACCCCAACTGTTACAATCCTGGGATGGGCTTGCGCAAAGTCAGCAAAACCAACAACCACCGGTTGGATTGCCTTAAGCGTGTTATTCAGTGCAGGTAGGATAGCTGACCCTATGGTAATGCCAATTTCCCTAAAGTTATTTCCCAGCAGCTGTAGTTGATTAGCAGTAGTAGCTGAACGAGCCGCGAACTCATCCTGTAAACTGGTGGCAGTCTTAGCGCGATCGCCCGCTAATCCGAGAGCCTGTTCAAGTACATTGAGGTTAGTAGTAACCAGGGAAATATCATCCTGGTACTCGGAGCCAAATAATTCCAACAGTATTTTAGGTCTTTGAGTCTCATGCAGTTGTTGAATCCTCTTGAGAAAATCAACAATTGACTGGGAACCCTTCTCCCTCACACTCCTTTCCAATTCTTCCGCACTCAACCCAATGGCTCCCAATGCCTCCCTAAATCCTTTACTTTGTCCCGTAGCTGTCTGCATCTTAGTCAACAAAGCATTAATCCCCGTCGCCGCCACCTCCGGAGGTTTACCCAGTGCAATAAAAGCTGACGATAAAGCCGCTGCTTCTGAGCCAACTAATCCAAAAGTCTTAGCAGTGCCACCAATTCTTTGAAGAGTGTTGACAATCTCTGGAGCCTTAGCTGCCATATTATTGGAGAGATGATTAACAGCTCCCAGCAGGTTCTCAATCTCATCGATGCCCACTCCCATAATATTGGAAATCTTACCAATTGATTCCCCAGCCTGAGCCGCCGTAATATCAAAAGCGACACCAGCCTTAGCAGTGATTTCCGTGAAGCGTAGCAACTGTTTTTGAGGAATACCCATCTGAGCACCCGCTGCTGCTATTTGTTGTAAGCCTGTAGCAGCAATAGGGATATCGCGAGACAGCTTGAGGATATTCCCTGAAAACGACTTAACAACCTTATCAGATGCATTTATTACCTTATTTAAATCCGCTGTCGCCTCCTCAAAAGCCAAAGCTTCCTTAACCGCTACCCCTAACCCAGCAGTAATCGGAACCGCGATTAGCTTCGCTACCCTTCGGATCGCCGCTCCTGCACCTACAGCAGTTCCACCAATACTACTCAGTTTACTAGAAAGAGCATTAGCCTTACTCTCTATCTGGTTAAATCCCGATAAAGCACCTTGAATATCGGCATTAAATTTAATAGTCTCGGTGATGGCCACGTTTGGAATTTAGAATTTAGAATTTAGAATGGGGAAGAAAATTTCGTACATTTGTAGGGGCGGGGTTAGGGTCACCGTTAACCCCAAAGACGATAATCCTGATACAAAACCCGCCCAAGCGATAACCAGGGGAATGAATCAAACAATAACCAGGGGAAGGAACAATGTAGAATGAGTGAATTCTTCATTCTTCATTCTACATTCTAAATTCTTCATTCTTCCTTCAATAACGCTATCCCCTGCTCTACCCAAAACTGAACATCTTTCATCTTCCCTAATCCCCGTAAATCATTCAAGTTCCAGCCCAAATATTTCAGCAGAAACAGTAAATCTAGGGGACTGGGGAAAACATAAAATTTATCCAGTTCATTAGCGCTACTGCTCCCCCATAGCCTATCCCTTCTGGTTCAGTAAAATCTTTCTCCTCTATCGCCTTGCCATCAATCATAAATAAGTTTTGTATAGCTTCCTTGTAGGCGATCGCTCCTTGTCCAGCCTGTTGGACAAACTTGGTATAATAATCCCCAGAATTGGGCTTTTCTGTATACCTGTGTCCCATTACAGAAAAATCAGAAGTCTCCGAAAAAGGTAAATCATCGTGGCAAGTAACCTCTGCATCAAAACTTGCGATCGCAGATTGCAACCTCCCCCTCTCTCTAAATTTCAATTCCCCAAACTGTTCATCAGAAAGCCCATAGGCTTCATACATTAACCACTCAATAGCAATAGAAGGACTCTGAGCAGTAATCCTTCTCTGATACTCAAAGTAGACATTAGCAGCTAACGGTTTCTGAACAAAAACTTTGCTCCCTATTTGAACGACAGTTTGCTCCCTCTGTACGGGCGAATTGCCATTCGCCCCTACCTTATCCTGAATTTCTATAGCAGTATTTCTGCCATTGACTTTCTTACTCATCACTCATCACTTATTACTTCTTACTTATTACTTCTTACTTATCAACTCCAAGCATTAACTCCATTCACTTCCCACTTCTTAGCCTGTGGTTCAAAGTAGAAGGTATTAGCTCCTAATTCATGCCCAAA